CGGAACACCAAGCACGGCGGCGATGGCCGCCCTGACCTCCGCGTCGGTGGAGAGCGCGTCCAGCCTCTCCTCGAAGCCCGAACGTATCTCGTTCAGCCGCCTGTCCGCCGCCAGGTCGCCGGACAGCTGCCGCCGGGCGTTCCACCTCGCCGTCCGGACGCTCAGGCCTATGGATTTGCGGTACACCTTGCCCCTGTGGGCTATCACCAGCCGGATCGGGGAGACGTCCGCCGCCGGCCTCGCAAGATTAAAATTCACAGTCATGGTTCAAACACTTTTACTTTCGCTTCCGAAATATAGGCAAAAAGAACGGAAATCTTGCCACCCGGCTGGCAAGAAAAGTGGCAAGAAAACGCAAAAAAGAGGAAAAAACTCGAAAATTTGAGTAATTTCCTCTTTCTTCAACCGTCTGATAATCAGTAAAAACCTTGATTATCAACACTTTGATTTTTGATAAAACAGTGCCCAAAGCCGGGCTTTTATCCCCTTTGACATTCAGCGACTTAAACAAAAGTGGCAAGAAAAGTGGCAAGAAAATTCAATTTTTCCCCGTTTTTTTGCCCTATCCTTGGCGCCGAGTGGCAAGAGATTACAAGACCCGCCGCCAGGTCGTTCGCCCAGCCTTGGCCGTTCAGCCGGAATGCCAGCCGTCACCTCGTCCGGGTCGTTCAGGTCGTTCGGCCTAATCACGGAAATAGGCCAGCTGCCGCGCCGTCAGCTCCGGCTCCGAATCGACGATATATTTCAGGGTCTGCCTTATCCCGTGGTGGCCCGCCATCCTGGCGATGTCAAAGACCGACACCCCGAGCTTGGCCATGTTCGTGCAGAATGTCACCCGGGCGGTGTGCATAGTCACGAACTGCCACTTCTCGCCCTCCTTGGTCACCCCTCCGCGCGTCACGGTGACAAGGTCGTTCAGCCCCGCCCTCGCCGCCACCGCCTTGATGGATCGGTTCAGGGTCGTTCGGCTGAGGCCCCGCGCCTCCTCCTCCCGCTCCTGGAGCCAGGCGATATGCTCCCGCACGGCTGGGCGCAGCGGCACCGTGGCCGCCGTGCCGGTCTTCCGTGACACGTAGGTGAGCGAGTCGCCGCGTATGTTGCCGAGGCTCACGCCGAGGATGTCGGAAAGCCTCATTCCCGTGTACGCTCCTACTATAAAGATCCGGCGGGCTATCTCGGTGTCGGTAGTCCTCACTCTGACCTCCTCCACCGCGTCCAGCTCCTTGCGCGTCAGGGCTATCTTAACCGTGTCGTCTGGTCTGACGCGCTTCCAAAGTTCCTTCATAGCCTCCTGGCTGATCGGGACGTTCACCCCATCCTCGTCTCGGTAACGGGTGATGATCGCCCGTATCTGCGTCAGGTAGCCGCGCGCCGTGGACGCGCATACATCCCGTTCAGCCGCCTCGCGGAAGTCGTTCAGCCGCGCCCTCGTCAGGTCGGACCAGTCCGATATGTGGACCTCGTCCATATAGCGGAGGACGCCCGCCGCCTTGGTGCCGGCGTGCCTCCGCACGCACTCGAATAAATTATACATAGAATTGCCCGTGTGGCCTGTTCTATTCGTTCAACTCGTTCAGGCTCTCCCGCCGTTGCCATCGCCGCGCCTGTGCCTTATGCCCCAGATCGCGGCGGCGATGCCGAAGACACCGTAAAGGCCCAGGAGAGCCACCAATATGTCGGCTATCCACATAGTATTACGGCTATTTGGTAGGCGGTAACGTCGCCGTCGTGGTAGGACATTGGCCGGAGGTCGATGACCTCCACGAACTCGCCGCGCCGGGTTATCACGCCCCGCTCCTCGTCCGCGTCGGCTATCTCCTCGATAGCCCTGCTGATCTTGCCGGACCAGGCCGCCAAACCCTCCGCGTCAAGCTCTCCGCGCTGGAGGGCATCTGCCAGGGCGACGCTCTCGCCGTCCCAGTACTCGCGGGCGGATTGCTCGCCGCCCGGCCAGATCTCCTCGTCATCGCTCTCCGGCGTGCGTGTGTACGGCTCGAAGGCTCGCCCGTCGCGTGTCCAGAGCTGCTGCCCGTCGCGGCGGCGGAGGCTGATGATCTCGCCGTCCAACGCCTTCGCTGCCTCCTCGGCATCCTCCCAGGAGGAAAAGCCCGTTAACGCCCATTTGAGATTTTCAGGATAACCCGACAGGCTGGAGGTGGTTTCGACGATCTCGAAATCCTTGCCGTTGTCAAAATTGTAGTTGTCAAATGTCTCGTAAGTGCTCATAAATTTTCCGCCTTTTTTTACCGGAGCGGCCCCCGGGTTCTAAAATTAAACTTAAACTTTGAGCCCCGGCGGCGTGTCACCCGCCGCCCGCTCTACGTTGTAGGCCGATAGGCAAAAAAAGTTCGTCGCCTCGCGGCCCGTCATCACACCCCCGCCGATGAATTTATCCGGCTTTGCGCTCAAATATCATATATCGGCGCGCTTCGTCTCTTTCGATTTCGGAAGGCTTTAAATGTCTCATGCGTATCATTTTCGTACTCGTTTTTCTGTTAGTTAAAAAAAATCACCATTGCGTCAAGCTGGCACGACTTCAAAGCGGCTCGTTAGCCCGAACTCGCCCGTTTCGTTTTCCATTTTTCCGCGCCAGCACAGGCAGGCGAAGCGCGACCCCGTAAATATGACCTTACCCTTTTCGTTGTCGCGGACGGCGTAGACCGTTTCCGCGCAGGAGGCGGCGCAGTCTCTTATGAGCCGCCAAGCTTGGGCGGCCGCCCTCGCCTGGACGTCCATCCATATCTCGCGCCGGTTTAGATCCTTCAACGAGCCATCCTTTGCTGTGCAGCGGCGGAGCTCCGAAGGAGTGCAGAGCAGCTCCGCAATATCCTGATCACAGATTAGCAAATTGCCGCCGTAGCAGTATGCCGACCAGTTGGCCGCTCCGTTCAGGAGTGTGCTTTCGAGCTCTCCGAGCTCGCAGGCCGTACCCGGCTCGTTAGCCTCGTAATCGCCTACGATAGTGAGCGCCAGGAAGTGAACGCCATTTCCCCATTTTGATCTGCCGCATTTCGCGGCCTCGATGGATTTGTACAAATCCGAAAATTTTACTACTTTCGCCATACTTCAATATTTTTTTTGCTGCCCCGGACAACGTCGAGAGATGCAGGACCGGGGCTTTTCCTATCTCATCTCCCTTCCTCTTAACAGTTACAAATATAACTCTTTTTTTTGGAACAAACAAAGAATAACCAAATTATTTTCAATTATTTACGCTTATTTTAGATCCTCCAGATCTTCCAGATCCTCCAGATCTTCGTATCTTTGCATTTGTAAAAAAAAAAAACATGGCAGCACTTGGAAGAGAAAGAGAAATTACCGAACGTGAAAAAATGATCATCACGGCCGCTATTTTTAACGGTAAAGATCAAACGCAAGAAGATTGGGATAAGATTTTTTTGTTGTCGCGAAACGGAGCGACGAAAATTCAAACGTCTTCAAGAGGTTCGGCGCAATCTGTATCATGGAAATCTCGTAACGCCGTGAAAAAATTCCACCAGGCCGAAAGCGAGAGGATTGACAAAATTTTCAGGGATCGCGAAAATAAAGCGATAACGGATTTCCTTAAAAATAAATCAAAGGACGAAATTTCGGACATCTGGGAAAAGATTAGCAGCAACGACACCACCAACGGCGATAAAGCGGAAATATCGCACTTTGGCGCGAGCGACAACGACAATGACGGAAATTTGCAGATCTTGCAGGGGGTGGAGGTTGATTTTAGAGATAGGGAACAATTTCTCAATTTCTTAAATGCCGAGGCCAACCGGATAAAGGACGGCAAAACGAGGCTCGACGTGCTGAAGATGTTATCAGACCTTCAGAGGATGAAAGAAGCAGAGAACGGCAAGAACGGCGAAATACAACGCTTTTACACTCCTTTGCAGTGCCGAGATTGCGAATTATACCGCAAAGCGAAAGCCGAAATCGAAAGCGATTGACATTTAGGAATATAAACAAAAGTTTAATATCCTGATTATCAGCACATTAAACATAACACATAAAGTTTATATGCTCTTTGTAATATATTGATTTATAACGAGTTGCAAGAAGTGTTACACACCTAGCAAGGGTGTGTAACTATTTTTGTGGGTACAGCGGAAATTTCCAGACATGGAAGCCCCTAGGGGGGGGGTGTGACCCGGGCGCGAAGCGCCCCACCCTATCCCTCTATATTTTTTTTTATTTTTTTTTGCGTTTAGCTGTAATTATCGAAAAACGATATGAGAATAGGCCTATAGGAAAAAAGGGGTGAAAAAATCCTTTTCCGAGGCTCTTTTTAATGTTTTGATTACAAGGATGTTACATTCTTTTACGTTACTTTCGTTACCTTTTTTCATGTTGATGAGAGGAGAATAAGATATTATAGAAAGAGTTTGTTGATTTTTGCTAACGAAACTAACGTATAACGTTTTAACTTGCTGATAATGAATAGATATTTGAGATACGGATTTTGTGGTGATGATGGCTGATTCTTTCCCGTAAGATATTGGTGTTGTTGAGGTTGCCTTGATTTTCGGCAGTAAAAGAAATAATCGAAACGTGACCGTTATTGCGAAAAAAAAAGGATATTTGCGGAGTATGAGTATCGAGCATAGGATATTGTCGAGGCTGCACCCTGAGAGGGACTCCTTCACGGAGGAGGAGCTGCGTGGTGTGTCGGACGTGCTGTCCGCGGCCCGTTCGCTCGGTTTCTCCTCATCCCCGAAGCGGAGGTATCCGAGTGTGGAGTGCGGTGTCGGGGAGCGGGTGACTGTGTGCGGTGTGGAATACGTGTGCGTGGCGGTTCCGGATGGTGTTGATCACCGCGACTGCTGCTCCGGGTGCGACTTCTCGCGTAGGTACCGGAACTGCGACTGCGTGAAGTGCTCGGCGTTTGACCGGAGGGACAGGAGGTTCGTGTGGTACGTGGAGACATCGGGGGAGGAGGTGTGTGATGGGGAGTAAGGTGTCGCCGGTGTGCCCCGCCCTGAGGGCCGAGCTGTCCTCTCTTCTCGGGAGGAGGAGGGCGGCCTTCGACACGCTTGGCCACGTGCAGTCCGCCTCTCAGAGGGTGGACGCGCTGTGCGCGGAGGTGCGCGGGTGCGTTGCCGATTCCGGCCTGAGGTACGTGGACGGGGAGCTGTCGCACTACGAGGACGGGTGCTACGTCCCGATACGCAGGGACGCGCTGATGATGACGCTGGCCAATGTCCTGTACTCGCTGGGTGTCGGGGCCTCGGATGTCAGGAGGATGGCGGACCTTCCGCTGTCGGTGCTGTGGGACATGTCCGTGGAGTCGGACCCGATGCTGGTGCGTTTCGACGACTGCGTGCTGAACCTGCGGACGGGGCGGAGGTCGCCGCACTCCCCGTCCCTGCCTGTGACGTGGCGGATGCCCTACGCCTACGGGGACGGGAGGCCTGAGGCTCCGGAATGGGAGGCGTTCCTCTCGGAGGTGGTGCCGGACGGGGCGGAGAGGGCGTGCCTCCAGGAGTTCTTCGGGCTGTGCCTGATAGACAGGCGCTCGGTGAGCGTGGAGAAGATGGCCATCTTCGTGGGCGGCGGCGCGAACGGGAAGAGCGTGGTGTTCGACGTGGTGAAGGCGGTGATGGGTCTCGACAAGGTCGGGTTCCTGTCTCCCGACCAGCTGGCCGACCCGAAGCAGGCCGTGACGCTGAGGGGCAAGGTGGTGAACTTCGCCCCTGACGTGCGCAAGGGCGCGTCCTTCGACTCGGCGCTGAAGGCCCTGGCGTCCTCGCAGGAGGTGCAGGGGTGGAAGCTGTACGAGGGGAACGTTGTGGTGAAATGCCCCCCTCTGGTGTTCGCGCTGAACGAGATGCCGGCGTTCAGGGACGTGACGGACGCGTTCTTCCGGCGGCTCCTGGTGTTCCGCTTCGGCGTGACCATCCCTCCCGACAGGCAGGACAGGGGGCTGGCGGCGAGGATAGCCGCGAGCGAGCTCCCGGGCGTGTTCGGGTGGATCCACGAGGGGGCGAGGCGGCTCTCGGCCAACGGGGGCGCGTTCACCCCGTGCGAGCTGATGGAGAAGGATCTTGAGGTGATAAAGCGCAAGGCGAGGGCGGCGGCGAGCCCTGTGAGCAGGTGGCTGGAGAGGAACGGCCTCTATCCGGAGCCGAGGCATTCGGGGCAGCATCCTCTGAGGGTGGCCCAGAGCCACATCTTCCACGAGCTGAGGGGCAGCGTCACCAAGACGGACATCACGAGGGAGATGGCCTCCCTCGGGGTGTGCAGGCTGAGGGGCGCGGAGGTTGTGTATATTCTTTACAAAAACGATAGCGATGAAGGTAAGTAGAGGCAAGGTCCGGCTTCAGGCCGGCGAGACGAGGGTCGGGAGTTTCGTCCTCAAAGACAAGGACGGAATGATCCAGGTGAGGGACATATCGGGGAGCGTGTTCTTCTCCGTGTCCAAGTCGCTCCCGAAGGGGATGCTGCTGGAATCCATGATCAAGGACGGTGCCGACGGGATCAAGGGGATCATAGCCGTGACGTGGAACTTCCTGAGCGTGGTTCCCGACATGGAGTTCCTGAAGGGTGTCAACAGGCTCTGCGCGGAGTGCGCCGGGCGGCATCCGGAGATGTACGGGGTAATGAAGGACGCGGATCAGGACAAGGAGCTCGCGGAGGCGATGCTTGACGAGGCGGCCCGCGGGGAGTTCGCCAAGGCGGCGGAGAAAACGGAGGAGGGGCTATGAGGGTGAGACTCGGCAGGATGCCTGGGACGGTGAGCCTCCTCCCCTACATAGACATACTGTTTCCCGGCCGCTGCGTGGCGTTCGGGTGGCTCTTCTGGACGGTCTCCGTTGACTGGTAGGAAGGTTCTTTTCATTCCATCTATTATAAACTCATAAGTACGTTTGAGCCCCGTCTTCGCGGTGACGCGCGGACGGGGCTTTTTTTTCTTTTGCCGTCATTGGCTGTTTCCTTGGGCTGTGGCGGGGTTTCTCCTTTCGGAGGGGCACTTGTTCGCATTGCCTTGCATCTGTGCGCCAGAGGACTTGATTTCTATCCCTCGCCCCTTCTCACGGGGACGATGCGGCACATGCACCTCGGATGGGCGGGGAGGCATATCTCGGTGAGTGGGTGTATGCCGACACAGAGGTCGTCGCAGTGTCCGCAGTCGAACGACGAGCCCCTGACGACACGGTAGCCGGAGACATCGTCCCTTCCCCTCAGCTCAAGCAGCGCGGCGTACTGGAACGCCTCGTTTATTGAGTTCTGCCCCGTGAGCGTGAGTCCGCCTATGATGTCGGACGAGAGGCCTTGCCCGAACCCCTGTGGAGGCTGGATCCCCGATCGCGCCCACAGCCCCGACCCTGACGGGCTGGCGGAGTGCGTCCTCATTTGGGAGAGTATCGCGGAGGCGGCAAGCCCGCACGCGAACCCGGCTCTCGCCCATGACTCCAGCGAGTCTCTCAGTCTGGAACACCACCAGTCGTAACGCTCCGTCCTGTCCTTGTCGCCCTGCTCCCTGCCAACGTATTCCTCGACTTCCCCGAGGTCGGCCTCCGCATCCGATATGGTCTGCATCACCCGCGTGTTGTTGTCGGCCATAAGGTCGTCTGACAGTTCGAGGAGGATCCTGTTGACCTGCGTGTCGAGGTCGTCGTTGAACGAGAACGTGAACGTTTTTCCGAGGTATCTGTAAGCCTCGGCGAGGGCGAGTATGGCCTTGGAAGCGTCCCAGACGCGCCGCTCGACGTCTCCCCGGACCTTCTCCATCTCTTTCGCCGAACTCTCCCTTGTCATTCTGCCTGTCTGTTGCGGAAGTCGTTGACAGTGTTGCCGGACACGGAAGCGGCGCCCGTGAGCGCGTCATGCTCCTCGTCGAGTACCCTCTGGTACTCCGAGTTCACGCCGAAGCCCAGCTCATAGCCGAGCTCGGAGGCGGTCTGCCTTGACAGCGCGCCCGCTGACCTAAGCTGCAGGATGTTGCTGACCTGCTCGGTCTCCGACATGAAGATGTATGGAAATATCTCGGCCTTGACCCTGAACGCGGAGAACTCGCTGACCCTGCCGGAGTCCACTCCGTAGCCGTGCTGGAAGAGCTCCACCACGTCGTCGAGGAACGGCTGGAAGTGCTGCGCGTCCAGCAATGCCTTCTGGTAGGAGTCGGCGAAGAGCATCTTGACCGTCAGCGATGACATGTCCGCTCCCGACTTGATCTCCGGCGTCTCCACGGCGAAGGAGGACTTCATGATGTTCTTCTCCAGGGCGTTGAGCTGGAGGGTGAACGAGCTGGAGGCGTCAGCCGGCTCCAGATAACCTATCTTGGCGTCCGCGCTCGGTGAGTCTATCCTTGTCGGGGTTCCGTCGAGCGTGGCCTGCATATTCATCGACTCTCCGAACGAGTAGAGGATGCGGAGGGCGTAGGCTGCGTTGTTCTCCGCGAGCTGGCTTATGGCGGTCTCGTAGGCCTCTATGAGGCTCTGGGAGTTCGCCCAGAACGGGGCCCCGTAGCGGTCGTAGGCTATCGGGACGCGCCCGTAGTTGTGCGGTATCGGTTCCTGGTCGATGATCCACGAGGCGGCCTTCCTCCCGTCCGCGTCCATCCGGTAGCGGCAGTATCGGGTGTCGTCCCACACGTCGAGGTACTCGGTCATGCCTACACCGCCATCACCCTGCGCCCTGTACCTCCTCCCGAAGAGGGCGAGCCGCCCTGTCAGCGGGTCGTAGTGCGGATAGAGCGTGTCGCCCCTCTCGAACGAGAACGACCTCCAGCCCATCCTGCCTCCGCTCAGCCAGAAGGCGAGGGCGCAGTCCCCTGTCTTGCCGTCCGCGGCTATGGCCTCGTAGAGGGCGTTCTCCATATTCCTCATCTGCCATCCCTCGCGGAAGGCGGCCAGCGTCCTCTGGTCGGACGGGGAGACCTCGGAGTTGGAGATGCGGAAGTTCACGCTGTTGCCTATGAGCGTGGTGAGCCTCTTGGTGAAGATGCGCTCCTGGAAGGCTATCGCTATCCTCGTCTTGATCTTCTGCCTGTACCGCCCGCTCTCGTCCTTGGAGAACGGGTTCGGGTAGTACTTCATCGAGTTTATCCTGTGGGAGTTCACGTCGTATTCCCTGAGGAAGTCGGACTGCGTGAGCAGCTCGAACCTGAGCGGGTCGGTAGACGGCGAGTCGATCGCGCCGCCGTTCCCCGTGCGGTAGGTGCCGCCTCCGGGCGTGAGCCTGTCCGAAGGGAGCGTCCTCTTGAACGCCTCCTTGACGAGGATATCCTCCGGACTCATCGTGTCTATTCTCGGAATCTTCATATTCTTTGATTGTTAGGTTTGACTACCAGTTCTCGAACCCCGTGCGCACGCACCTCCTCTTGATGGCGTACAGGTGCTCGACCATGAACAGCGCCTCGATGAAGTCCGGGGAGTGTCCTATCTCCGCCTTCATCTGGGGCTTGGATATTATCTCGAAGCGCCCTCCGTCGCTGTCCTTGCGCCTTATGGCGCGCCTCTCCTCCACGAGCCTGTCCGCGACCGTGAACGACCTGCCCTTCGAGTCTGTGAACCGTCTTTGAAGTATGCGGGAGTCTATCGAGAACAGCCCCGACTTCACGTCCTTGACGAACTTCTCGGCGCACTCGCTCTTGAGGTTGTTCCACAGGAGGGTGTTGCTCGACTGGGACTTGTTGTTGAACGGGACTGCGGACGGGAAAGCGTCCTTGAGCCACAGACCGAGTCCGTTGGAGTCGTAGGTGAAATTCTCCTGCCTGACGCCGTTCCTTTCGAGGAACTTGCTGACGAACGACTCCACCGCGTCCGTGGGGACACCCCTCCACGCCTCCATATCGGCGATGTGGTGGCCGTCGAACGCGAAGATGACGAAGAAGTCGCCAGTGAGGGCCACGTCCGCCGAGGCGCGCATGAATCCGTCCCTGCGCTCGGTGTTGTCGAAGAGGCGGGACATGTCCTCGGCTGACAGCATCGAGGTCCCCGAGTCCATGTCCTGCCAGATGCCCTCGATGTCGTTGACCACTCCCTCGCCTCCCTTGGCGGATATTCGGGACATATACTTCGGGTCGCTTATCTGGAGTATCTTGTTGTCCTTGAACTCTCCGTTGATGAACGTGATGGAGGTGATGAAGTCCTTGTAGGACGAGCCTGTGCTTATGCATAGGTTGTCTATCTTGGAGTGGACGGTGGCGTTGTTGTAGACTTCCTCGGGGGTGTCGCCCCAGACCATCTCGCTCACGTCCTTGCCGTAGCGGTAGAAGTACCTGATCTTCCCGTCCCTCTCCGGGATCGCCCTGTTCGTGTCGGGGTCTATCCACCAGTCGAGGAGAAGCCTTAGCTTGTTGGACTTGCCGACCGGGTTGCAGGTGCAGATGAACTTCGGCCTGACGCCGGACGTGGTTCGGTTCGAGGCGAGCAGGTCGAATATAACGTCAAGGTCGTCCCTTGTGTGCTCGGCCAGCTCCTCGATCAGCACGAACGCCATCTCCACGCCCCTGAATCGGTCCGCTATCTTCTTCGGGTCCTGGAGGTGCTCCATCTTCATCGTGGCCCCGCGCCCGTTCAGGAACTTCCACTCGAAGCTGGTGTCGGCGGGGCTTCCGAGCCATCGGTAGACCTGCTTCGAGGACTTCCAGATGCCTCGGGCTATGTCGTCCTCGTACTTTCGGAATCCGTAGCCGTTCACATCGGGGTTGAAGATGTACGGAAGGAACTCGTATAGACCGGCGTAGGTGTTGTGGGTGACTATGAAGTCGTCACATAGATACAGTCTGTTCGGACTGTCCACGGTTATGCACCTCGTGTCCTCCCTGCCCACATATCTGTAGCCGACAATTCTTCTCGTTATCTGCGACACCCCATGGTTGAACTCGGTGCAGCGTTTCCTTTTCCTTTCCAAATGGAACATCCGTTCGCTGTGCGGCATCTTGATGTGAATGTCGTAGCAGTCCTTGCAAGGTATGTACACCCCGTTTTTTTTGTAGCCGGAATGCTTGACCCTTATTTTTGCGATTCCACCGAGGGATTCCACAAGGAATTTCACGTCTTCGGAAAGCCTGCGGCTCACAGTCGCATAGGAACATCTTCCTGTTTCGCTAACATATCCATCGGTATCCATCAGCCCTTGAAGGAGAGCCCACCGCTCTTCCACGGTGGCGAATTTGTATCTGCGCGGAATGAACTTACTGGAGGGATCACATCCTGCCAAGCCACATTCGGATATTATCTCTTCGAGCCGCTGGTCCTTTATGTAGTAATTCAAAAGCGGTTCGGGATGATTCCTTTGCGGGTGCGTCATGTCTATTCCGGCCTTGGCTATACGATCGACTATCTCCGGATCTGCGCTGCAAAAAAAGGCCGTGTGCGAGCGGCGGGCGCTCTCCGTGATGCATCCGTCTCCTATTATGGCTCCAAGGACATAAGGGTCAAGGCCATTACGCCTCATCGCATTCCCCGCGCACGTGAACTTTACCGGCTCAGTGACGGGAATCACCAGATGCTTTTTGGCGTACGCACCCGACTGCTTCTTGTCCAGCCACGCTTTTATCATATCGAAAGTCCAGATGCGCCAGTCGGCATCCAGCCCCCTGCCGTTATAATGCCTGTCTTTGTGGATATATCCGGTCATCCTCACCTTCCATAAATGATCGTGTCCACATCTTGTCGTGCTTCCGTCATCCAAAATCAGTTCGAACACTTCATGCGAATGATGCTCGAAAATCTGGATTACTTTCTCGAACCCTCCTGTGCAAGGGTCGGTTATAGTGTCTCCGACCTCGAGGTCTCCGAGTGTACGGTATCCATACGGAGTCACTATGCGTGTATAAAGCGGCATCTCTTTTCCCCCGCCGCGTTTTCCACCCACTATCTTGATGTCGGCCTGCGTGGTGAGAACCTTCTCCTGGAAGCCGGCCTGTGGACACATGTTGAATATCCTCCTGCCGTCTTTCTTGCGGCCGAGGTTGTCCTCCCGGATGCGTTCCACGAGGTCGTAGGTGTACACCCTCTGGCCGTGTCTCAGGAACACGGGGTCAAGGTACTTCTCTGTGTCTATGGTCTCCTCTCTCATCGTCCGCAAAGGTGCGGACAGCCGTGTTATAAAGTGTAATAATTATCACACTTTATATCAGGCGGAGCCCCACCTTTGCGACAGGTTAAATCATTTTGGGTCAATATGAAACAGAAGATCATCGCAGCCCTCAAAACGAGGTACAAGAACATCGGGTTGGGGGAGAAGGCTTTCGACGGGGTTGCCGCGTTCCTGGAAAAAACCGTCACCAAGGAGGAGGACATCGAAGCCGCCGTTGCGGGCGACGATGTGGCCGCGCTCGTCAGGGCGATACAGGGCGATCAGGACAGTCTCCGCGCGAGGAACACGGAGCTCCAGAGGAGCCTTGACGAACTGAGGGAGGCGGGATCCGGAAAGACCGACCCGAAACCTGGGGAGGGCTCCGAGAAAGATGACGCCGCGCTCAAGGAACTCAAGGAGCGCTTCGACAAGCTGGAGGAGAACTACACGAAGGTGATGGCGAGGGAACGCAATGGCGGGATAACCGCGGAACTCAGGAAGAGGCTGAAAGACAAGGGTTCGGACTGCGAGCCGGTTCTCGACCTTATCCTGAAGGATCTCCAGATCGCGGAGACCGACACAGCCGACACGCTTGTTGACAGGTGCGTGGCCTCCTACGACGAGGCCTACAAGAGGTTCTACGGGGACGGCCCGGCTCCGAGGAGCGGCATCCGCCAGCCGGAGGGCTACAAGAGGGGCGACTTCTCAGGCGAGGTCGAGAGGCTGAGATCCGAGGGCAAACTCCCGCAGCAGAAGTAAAGTTCAACCAAAACCGATTAGAGAAATGAAGCAGAGCTCATTCAACGCCTTCGGGCAGAAGAGGGACGGTTTCGGCGGACGGCACATACCGGTCTGGCTCGGAACAGTGACCCCTTATCCTGTGGGAGGCTCTCTCGCCAAGGCATACGTCAAGGCGGGACTTCTCCTTCCGGCCGGCACGCCCATCCAGCTAAAGGACAGGGTGATCACGCCGGCGCTGGTCTACACCGTCAAGGCTTACGCCTCCGGTGTGCTGACCATCGACCCGTCCGAGCATCCGGGATTCACACCGGGCAAGGACATGTACGTCAGGCTCGTTGGGGACACTTTCCCGGCGGGCGACGGGGTGAAGGTTACGGACGCCGCGGCCAACGCGGCCACGCCGTCGCAGCTTGACCTCACCGCCACCGTGGCCTCGGCCAAGGCCGGCAGCAAGGTCATCATCAGCGCGGAGGCCAACGTGACCCCGAACGCCTACCTGTACAACGACATCTACCTCGGAGACATCGACGCGGATGACGAGGGCGCGGGCGCGTCCGGAGCCGCGGTGATGTCACACGCCGAGGGAATCCTCATCGACCGCACGCCGTCCGCTGACATTGCCGCCGCGATGAAGGCCGCAGTGCCGGGCGTGATCCAGGTGAACGGCTAAACCCTAAAAAACAGAAAGAGATATGGAGACATACACTTTGGAATTTTACGACCTGCTTTCCAGGGCTCTGGGAGGCAGCGACCCGGCGAGGCTCCAGGGCTACATCGACGAGGTGATGCCCAACAAGTACAACAGCCTCCAGCTGGACGGCTTCGAGCTTGACCCGGACATGCAGCTCGACTTCACCTACGAGCAGCTTCAGGGCGAGGTCGGCCTGAACGTGATGGCGACCTACGTGGACCTCGACTCACCGGCCAAGCCTGTGAGCAGGGAGCCTGTGCAGCTCACCACGGGCAAGATCCCGAGAATGAAGATGGTCGAGTACTTCAACGAGGACAAGCTGCGCAAGCAGTACATCCTTGAGCAGCGGTTCGGGGCCACCTCCAGCAGGGTCGTTGACGCCGCCCTGAACAACCTATTCGTCACCATCGACACCCTCATCGGAGGCCACACCAACTCGCTGACCTACCAGAGGCACCAGGTCGTGTCGAGGGGCAAGTTCGAGCTGACCGACACGAACAACCCGAACGGCCTCGTCAACCAGACCTTCGCGGCGCACGTGCCTTCCTCCAACATCACGTCCCTGACGGGAACGAAGAGATGGTGGACAGACAGCACCTACGACACCGAGGGCACCCAGGCCAACCCGATCAAGGACCTCAAGGACTGGATCAAGGCCGCCAAGAGGAAGACAGGAGTGTCGATGCACCTTGAGGTGGACAGCGACTTCTTCGACACCATCCTCGGCCACTCGAAGGTACTCGCGGCCATCGGCGCGAGCCTCTTCCCCGCCGCGGACAAGGACGTTCAGTCCTCCGCCGCGGGCGTGCAGGGAGACGATGTGAAGAGGGCCGCCTTCGAGAGGATCGTGGGCGTTCCCGTCAAGGTCATCGACTCCGTCGTGTCTGTGGAGAGGTGGGACAACGACGCGAAGACGCTCTCAAGGAAATCGTTCCGCGCGTTCGATGACAACGTCCTCGTGCTCGTGCCTGACGGAACCATAGGCACCGTGAAGACCGTGGAGCCTATCGCCATCGGCGGAGGCGACTACGCGACCTACTACGGAGGAAGGCTCCTGCTCACCGTGGGCGCCGACTACGTGAAGAAGTGCCAGAGCTTCAACACCGAGATGACATCCCTTGTCGTCCCTTCGGTGCCTCAGCACTTCTACTACTTCCATCCTTACTCGGCCTAACTGACGGAGTGGAGGCATGGCGGACTACACGATAGACCAGTGGCTTCCGGGGATGGTTGACTACAACGTCCCCGACGGCACCGTGAGGGCGATCCTGTTCAACAACGGCGTGGCTTCCGGCGCTCCTGTGTCGGATGTCGGCCAGAGGGAGCGGGACCTCTGCCTCGCGGACCTCTATATGTGGCTCGCGTCCTCCTCATCGTCCTCGACCGGGGAGTATGTGTCCGACGGCGGGTGGCAGCACCAGAAGGCGGCGAAGAATGTCGTCGACCGGGCGGGGCTGCGCCAGATGGCCCAGAGGCTCTATGCCAAATGGGAGTCCGACAAGGCCGAGGAGGCCACCGCCGGAGGATTCACAATGAGAGACCTGTATTAGAAACCGATACACCAGATGTACAACCCACGTTTCCCATTCACATTCAAGGCGTTCAGGGCGAGGCTGGACGAGAACGGAGACCCCGGAGTCGATGACAGGGGGAATCCGGTCTACGAGCCCGTGCTTCTGGAGGCCTGCGTGATGTCAGACTGGGAGCCCGTCAGGAATCCCGACGGATCATTCGTGACGGAATGGGTGGATGAGATGCCCTTCGGATACAGGACATCGTCCGAGAACACGAGGGCTGCGGGGGACGTGCAGGAGTCGGATTACCGGCTCGCCTGTCCTATGTTCCTCACGCCCCTCGATCCGGGCGACATACTGGAGATGGAGGACTACACGAGGATGTACAGGTGCGAGGTGGTCAAGCAGACCACGTTCAACCTCGGCACGAACGTCTGGGTCAAGGAAGTCAAGAACTGATGGCAAGGAGCAACGAGAATGTCATAGAGGCGGCGTTCGCCCGTCTCGCCGTCTCCGAGGAGAGGACGGTGAGGGAGGGGCTTGTACGAGTCATGAGGGATGCCGTGCGCTACGCGCTGGACATCCACGACGCGAAGCACCAGAGGCACCTCACGTCCGGTGACACCTACGGGTGGCTCGTGGTTCACAACGGGGCCGCCGTGCAGATGGAGGTCACATCATCGGGCGAGGCCATAGGTGACGTGACGGCCCGGCTGCTCCGGATGGAGGGCAGGGTGAGGCGCACCGGGTGGGTCGGCGTGGTGATGGCGGGGATGAATCCCCCGTCCTTCTTCGCGCTCGACTACGAAATGGACGTGATGCACGACACCGTGGCTATGACCGCAAGGACGTTCGCCGACAACTTCAAGGCTATATGATGAACGTGTTCGACATAACCGAGCTGGAGGACGCTCTTGTGCGGATCGTGAGGGATGACCTCAAGGTCAGCGGGACAGTGTATCCCTCCCGTCCGAAGTCCGCTCCGCAGAAGCCCGACTACGTGGTGGCCAGGGTCTCCGGAGGCGTGGAGGACATGGGGACATACGGTGAGTGCCGCGTGGTGTTCGAGCTTTTCGCCAAGAACGCCAACAGCTCCAAGAACGGGAGGCGGCTCTCGGTGATGTACAAGACCCTCATGGAGGGGCTTCCCTCCTATACCGGACGCTACGAGTTCGACAATCATCCGAACGTCATCGGGGACACCGAGGACGACTTCGGTTTCAATTGCAGGATAGTAAGCATAAAGACAACAATAAAAGTCATTTAGTTATATGGCAGCAACACTTACACACGCAATGCTGGAGGACCTGCACAGAGGGTGCGCGTCCATCAAGCTGCTCGCCGTCCCTTCGGGCGGCTCCGTGGACTTCAAGACACTCTCGTTCTCCGCGGCGGACGAGATCTTCACCCTGAAGGACACATTCCAGATCTCGCAGGACGACCCGTCCACGGACGAGATCAAGATCGACCAGAACGACGAGACCATCGACACCGATGTCACCACCGGAGAGATGAAGCTCCAGGGCGACATCCCTTCCGTGGCCTCCGCGCTTCTGGCCTACTTCTTCGACGCCGGACAGTCCGCCGCGTCCGTCACCGCGAGCACAGGCGAGACCTACACGGGAGCCGGATTCTTCAAGACCCCTAAAGAGGTCATGGCGTCCGTGCTTGTCGTGAGCGCGTCCAAGAAGACCGCGGTCGTCTTCGCGAGGGTGAAGCTCGTGGCCTCGCTCACGCAGGACAGCACCTCGAACCCTCTGTGCGTGAGGTTCGCGGGCACCGTGCTCGGCAACCTCAAGAGCGGCGAGGGCGACATCGCAGTGCTCAAGAAGTCGGCTTAAAAAGTCCCCTGAGGATTCACACACCCTGCGGGTGGGGTCTTCCGCCCCGCCCGCTTTTATTTTGTCATGACGATGAAGCAACCAGACATAAAAGCGAGGAGGGAGTACTTCGACAACGTGGTCGAGGACATCCCGGAGAAGGTGAGGATCCCCGGCACCAAAAAGACCGTGAGGGTCACGGGGATGAAGCCGTACACGATGCGGAGGCTTACGAGGCTCTGGCTGGAGAGGGACGATATGGAGGCCGCCAAGGAGGATTCCTCCGAGACGACGCGCAGCCTCTGCCGCGAGCCGTACTTCGCGGCCAAGGAGGCCGCCCTGATAGTCCTTAACGGCTACTGGAGGATAAGGCTGTTCTGGCCTTTCCTGTGGCGCTGGTGGGCGCTGTGGCGCGGCTGGACGGAATCGCAGTACACCCCGATAATAGCGGCGGGTAAAAAAAAAGTTCCGCTTACGGCACACTGGACGAATATGGCGTTCTCGGTGGATATGAGGACGGACTGGATGACGATGACGAGGAAGGAAGCCGAGCGGTACCGAGCCGAACTTCTTTCGGCCGCGAGTCAGCTTTCATCAAGGAATACCCCTTCGCCGGAGGGACAAGACGGTTCCTCTTCGGGCTCGTCAGGGTCAGGAACTGGGTCTATAACTGCGAGCTGACGCTTCCGCAGATAGACGTGATGATGAGCGACCTTCCGCACACCGTATGGAGGCGGAAAGAGTCCGGGAAAGGCTCGGCGGACGGATCGCCCCGGTCCGGCGAGGACGAGTCGGTGAGGCTCAACGAGGAGTCCCTGCGGAAGCTCCGCGCGAGGATAGCCGCGAAGGGGATGACGGTGGAGGACGTTTTCAACGGGGCGGACGAGGAATTAGACAATCAGGAACATGGCGACGATAGACAACCTTAATTTCAAGGTCATACTGGATGACGTTGACTTCAACAAGAGGATCAAGGACGACATAGCGGCGGCGAAGGCGGCCAACGTGGAGCTTTCCACGCTGCTGGAGGTCAAGCAGAAATTCAGCCAGATTTCGGCATCCGACGCGGCGAGCGCGAAGCGCGCCCTTGACATAGAGGCGAGGAGGGCTCAGGCTGCCGCCAAGACGGCCGCGGCTGAAGAGAAGGTGCGGCAGGCTGTGGAGCGCACCGCGAGGGAACATCAGAAGGTGCTTACCGAGCAGAATAAGACGGCGGCTGCGGCGGAGAGGCTCAAAAGGGAGCAGCAGTGGACGGCCGACGCGGCTGACCGCACCACGGGCGCGTTCGGGAGACAGAAGGGCATCCTCGGGCAGCTGTCCACCATGGCGGCCGCCTATTTCTCCGTGCAGGGCGTGACGCGCTTCCTCGGGTCGATCATCAGGGTGACGGGTGAGTTCGAGATGCAGAGGATGGCGCTGCGCAACATCGTGCAGGACGTGCGGGGCGCGGACGCCCTGTTCGGCAAGCTCCAGAAGCTTGCCTTGCAGTCGCCGTACACGTTCTCCGAGGTCACGTCCTACGCCAAGCAGCTCTCTGCGTTCTCCGTACCCCTCGACGAGCTGTACGACACCACGAAGATGCTGGCCGATGTCTCGGCGGGTCTCGGCGTGGACATGAACCGCATGATCCTCGCCTACGGACAGGTGAGGTCCGCCTCCTTCCTCAGGGGGCAGGAGGTGAGGCAGTTCACCGAGGCCGGAGTGCCGCTGCTGCAAGAACTGGCGGGTCAGTTCACGGAGCTGGAGGGCAGGGTCGTGAGCGTTGGAGAGGTGTTCGACAAGATAAGCAAGCGTGAGGTCACGTTCGAGATGGTGGCCAAGGTCTTGAAGGACCTCACGAGCGAGGGCGGCAAGTTCTTCGACATGCAGTCGGTGCTGTCCGAGACCCTTAAGGGCAAGGTGATGAAGCTGAAGGACGCCTACGAGCAGATGCTGTTCTCCATCGGGGAGGGCAACAGCGGCTTCTTCCACGGGATCGTGGACACAGCCCTGTCGGCGGTGCGCAACTACGAGGATCTGGGGCGCGTCCTGAAGGAGATTGTCGTTGTGTTCGGCGTGTACAAGGCGGGGGCGTTAGTCGCGGCGGCGGCCAACGGGAAACTGCTCGCGTCTCTGTCTTCACTTGCGGGAAAACTCAAAACCTTGGTCACTGTGAAGATGAACCCTTACGCTCTGCTCGCTTCGGGGGCGGTGGCGGCGGGATTTGCGATTTATGAGCTGACCAAGCGGCAATCCGACCAGCAGAAGATTCAGGCGGCCGCCAACGATGCGATTCTGCAATACAATTCATACATAACGGAGGAAATCTCAAAGCTCGACACGTTATGGGGCGCGTTGGAACGCGCGGAGAAAGGCACCGAGCAATACGACAAGGCGAAATCCGCTTTATTGCGGAACTACGATTCCTATCTCTCGGCTTTGGACAAGGAGAAGATAAGGGTCGGGGAGTTGGAGGGAGTCTATGACCGTCTCGCCGCCGCCGTGAAGAACTCCGCCAAGGAACGGTTCCTTGACACCGTGCTTGAAGGAATGAACGACAAGCAGAAAGAGGGGTTCTCCAAGATAGCCGAGAGATTGAATGACGCGCTCAGCGCGATGAAGGTGTCGGACGCCGGGGTGAGGTCTGAGATCAGCGCGTATGTGAGTGGCCTGCTTTCCCCGGAGGACCTGTCGAAGGAGGCCAGGCGGTACGTGGACAACGCCAAGAAAGCCGTCAAGGACATAGAGAACGGAATGAGCGGTGCGAGGCCGACCGTGAGTCTGATCGAGTATCTCCGCAAGGAGTTCGAGGGACTCGGATTGACCACCGAGGAGGCTCGCAAGAAGATAGAGACTACCCTTGACAAGATCCGCAGGAACCAGTTGGGGAGTGATGCCGGGGCTGAACTTCTCGACTGGCAGAAGGAGGTGAACGCCACTTTGGAGAAGGTGGAGGGTGACGCGGCGAAGAAGTCGGGCAATATGATCAAGAGCAACTCACAGGATCTGACTGACTACATCGACAAGCTGCGCAAGTCCTACAAGACGCTGACGGAGAGCGTCGCCAACGCTTCCCCCAACTATCAGAAGAACGAGATAGAGCAGTGGAAGAAAGACCTCGAGGGCGTGGAGGCCGTCGCCAATCTGTTGAAGATTGACCTGAACAAGGCTACTTCCAAGGATCTGACTACCGACAAGCCTGACAAGCTCACCGAGCGGCAGAAGGCGCAGCGCGCTGAGATTCAGGCCACGGTGCAGGTGGTGAACAAGCTGAAGGACGCTTATGAGCAGTTGAAGGCGGCAATACCGGGGTCGATGCTCGGCGAGGCGATGAAGGCGCTGTTCCCGGACATATCCTCTTCGCTGCGCGACAACTTCGACTATGACGAGCAGCTGAGGGGGCTGGCCGACCAGCTGCGGCTCATACCGGGAGAGGCCGACAACGCTGACAAGATCCTCGCCAATATGGGCAAGGACGCCACCAAGGCGATGACTGATGCCTTCGAGGCGGCGGAGAGATTCGTGGAGGAGATAAGGGGTCTCACGTCAAAGGATTTCGCCATAGACGGCAAGGGAGTGGCTTTCGACATCAGCAAGATAGTGACCGACCTCAGGTCGAAGAACAACAAGGTTGACCTCAACATCGAGGGCATCCGCGAGGAGTTCGAGGCGGCCAAGACGAACGAGCTAGCGATGAAGGCTCTCAGGATCAAGTACGGGGATGAGTTCTGGAAGAAGTATGTCGAGGGCGGCGACAGGGCGTTGACGGAACTCGCCAATAAGGAGAAGGCGTACAACAGGAAGAAGGCGCAGGAGGGCGTCAACGACCTCGCCAAGAGATACGTGTCGGAGAGCGTCGGCAAGGGGAAGGGCATAGACCTCACGGACCTGAGCCAGAAGTCGCTCCGCCAGATAGCCGTGCTGAGAAAGAAGATAAAGGATGAGTTGGAGAATGTTGACATCGGCAGCCTCGGGCTGTCTCAGGAGACAACCACCAACCTCTACAACTCCGGTCTCAGGCTAAAAGATTTCGTCAAGGCCGTGAAGGATCTGCTGAACGCCGACCTCGACAAGGTTGATGACGAGATGAAGGAAAAGCTCCTGAAAGGGGCGCAGGCCGCAGCCAAGGGAGTAAGCCAACTCGGAGACTCGTTCGTCCAGCTCGGAGACGCGATGGGCAACGACAGAATAACGTCCATCGGCGAGACGATGAAGGGCATCGGCGACGCGTTCGCGAACATAGCCTCCGGTGCGGCATCCGGCGGCGTGTGGGGTGCTGTGGCGGCAGCGGCGATGGAGGTGCTCAAAGGAGTGACGGGCGCTCTGACCAACGAGGCGGCGGAGGCGAGGGAGGCGAAGCAGAACACCGTCGATTTCGCCAATGCGCTTGCGCTACTTGAATTGAATGTCTCCAACGTGTCTTCCGTTTTTGGCGAGGCTACGTTCTCTAAGATGGGCGAATATTTCGACAAAGGCAGGAAGGCGGCGGAGGCATACAGCGAAGCTCTGAGCGATTTGAATATGAAGTACGGTACGCTGGAACTTATAAACTCCGGTACGGGTGCGCAAGACGACAGGGGATTTTTTGCCTTCAATGGTCCGAGGTTCAACAAGCAAATCTATGATATAGATGAGGCTTTGGACGGGTTGAAGAGGATGCAGGTCAAGACCAAGGACAGAAACTGGTTCCAGCAGCTTCTCGGGATGTCCGATGAGCACACCGCCCTCGGCAACCTCGCCCCCGATCTTTGGGACGCCGACGGCGCGTTCAACGTTGAGAACGCCAAGGCTTTCCTTGAGACGAACACCCAGTTGAGCGAGGAGCAGAGGAAGGAACTCCAGAACCTCGTGGACATCAAGGAGAAGTACGATGAGATCCAGAAGCAGATAGACAGTATGGTAGAGTCCCTTGTCGGCTCGCTCGCCGGGGATATGGTGGATTCGTTCCTCGACAACTTCAAGCGGGTGGGCGACGCGGTTGACGACCTCGACTCGGCGTTCCAGAACCTCGGCGAGACGATATTGAAGTCATTGCTCCAGTCCTATGTCATTGACGAGATACTGGACCAGTTCGGGCCGAGGGTGAAGGAGATGTTCGAGCAGTACTCCAAGGGCGAGATAGGCGCGGAGGACGTGGCGGACAGGACGGCGAGCCTCGCGGAAGACATCAGGAAGAAGACCGAGGACGCTGCTGACATCATCAACGCGATAATCGGCTCCTTTGACAACGTAAACCTTATGACCAAGGAGGCGAGCCAGACATCGGGGACGCTCTCGGACGGCATCAAGGCGGTGACGGAGGACACTGCGAGCCTTCTGGCGAGCTACATCAACGCGATAAGGGCGGACGTGTCGTTCGCGAAGACGCAGAGGGCGCAGGTTCTGGAGATTCTGCGGTCGGCCTTCCCTTCCTCTCCGATACTCGCTGAGCATCTCGCCCAGATCCAGGCGAACACATACAACACCGCCGTGGCCACGCAGGAGATGCTGGCCGAGTTCAGGGGCGTCCTCGCTCCGCACTCAGAGGGCGGCAACGGGGTGAAGGTCGTGGCCGAGTGATATAAAGTGTTATAATAATAGCCGCTAACAGAGGCTATTATTGAATCTTTGGGGAGTGAAAATGTATTATCCGGTATGCCGTACCTTCCTGACATAAAGGACTACAAGCCGTTCTACATCCAGACGGCCTCGGACACGTCCGCGATCGACACAGCCTCGTCTTTCGGGATGGTGGCGAAGTCGAACCCGTACCCGCTGCTGCCGGAGCCGAAGGACGTGTACACGAACGAGTGGAAGGACGAGGACGGGGACGACGAGTACACGGCAAAGATGTACTACAAGGCGTTCGAGTTCGATGTCTCCTTCTACGTGAAGGCGTACTCGTCAGGCTCGGTGTCGTCCGAAGCCGTGCTGCGGTCACAGGTGGACTCGTTCTTCGCCAAGGTGAGGGACGGGGAGTTCAGCGTCTATGACTCCTACACGGGTGTAGGGTACAAGGCCGTGAGGTACGCGGGGTACAAGGAGGAGTCGTTCCTCCGCAGGGGAAGCTGGACGCGGGCGATATTCACGGTCACGTTCAAGGTGAACAGCCCCACGGCAAGGATGAAATATTCAGGCGGTTCGATAGTGGAGGTGTAGGGATATGGCGAGATTCAGCATAATGGCCGCTGGCGGCGGCTCGGTGAGGTTCAGGGGATGCCCCGTCTATCACGGTACGTACCTGAAACCGTCCTATCTGGAGTTCAGGGAGATAACGTCCGACACCCCGATAGCGTGGGCGGTCGGGGACTACGTGGACTATACGAGGACGGGGCTGCGCTACACCCTCTATGACCTGCCGGAGATGGCGCAGAACTCGGAGAAGCAGAAGGTCGGGGAGAGGTATGTCTATTCCAACGTCCGCTTCTACGCGAGGACAAAGGACTTGGAACGGTGCCTTTTCAGGGACATAGTGACCGCCGACAACACGGTACATTTCTCGTCAAGGAAGACGATCTCCACGTTCGAGGACGTGGACGGCTTGGCCGCGAGGATACAGGCCTGCCTGGACAGCGGCTATCCGGGAGAGTGGAGCGTGGTTCTGGACGCAGACCTGAAGACGAGCGTGACCTCCGTGTCGGAGGCGAGGAAGCTTTCCATCGAGAGCGGGAGCAGCGTGCTGGACGCTCTTGACCAGATATATTCGGTGTGGGAGAACGTGGGATGGACATATTCATACAACTCCACCACCGGGAAGAACATCCTCTCCATAGGCGGGGCGAACACGAAGAGGGCGGGCAACACCGTGGCCGGAGGCTCCATCGGCAAAGGCTCGGGGCTTACATCGGTGAAGGTGACGTTTTCCAGACTGGACGATATGTGCACGCGGCTCTATCCTTTCGGCTCCAGCCGCAATATGAGGGCGAGATACTACAACACGCTGAACATAAAGGACGCGGAGAGCGTGGACATCCCGAACCTTATGATTCCTGTGTCCTCGTGGGGCAAGACGGACTCGCTGCCGGACCCGAAGAAGGCTTTCATAAGGGTGGCCTCTGTCAGGGACGAGAGGCTTCTGGGCGTGCGCCCGAAGGTGCTCTACTTCGATGACGAGGAATACGGGGAGATATACCCGTCCATAGAGGGGGTGACGATAGGGGACGTGCGGGAGTCTATGGAGACCACGGACAAATACTATCCCTCGACAAGCATATACACAGACTCCGAGAGGGCGGACGAGGTCAAATCGTCGAAGACTGCCAACCTTGATGACGGCACAAGCGGTGTCAAAGAGATCACGCAGACAGTCGATCCGGTATGTGACGCGAGCATGACGGGATCCGTTGGCGTGAACGGGAGCGTCACACTCACCAAGAACATAGGATTTGCATCCCTTAGGATGGGACGGTGGTCTGACATCATTCTGGAGGACGGGCAGGCGGATATATACGTTGAAATGGATAACGGGGTGTCTTTGGACGAGGCGTTCCTGACTGTCACCCACATGGGCAACGAGGCAAAGGTCGATTTGCTGAGAAACTATGATTCCACCATAGGCAAGACGCGGCTGTCTATCCCGGATGATTGTGTACTGCTTCACGATGACTTCTTCAAGGTAAGTGACGCGAACTATGGGAACACTTTTATCTTCGAGCTCCACCTGACTGTGACCGCGAGCGCGTCGAAATATTTGCAGTCATCCAGCGTCACTGTTGACCAGAACAACCGCGCGCCGATTTCAATAAGCCTGCGGGACGGGCATCCCGCCAGCGCATACGTGACACTCAAGCAGATAGGCTTCGACCCGAACTTGCAGAGACTGTCCTCCAACGGCAAGGTGGGGACGCTTGAGATGAAGACAGGGGCATGCGCCGGAAGGAGCTTCAGAATCGACAAGTGCTCCTATGACAGCTCAGCGGATGGGTGGAATCTGAAAATAATGCGTGTCGTGGACAGATCGGTGAACATGACATTCCCGAACTCCACATATCCGATAGCCGCCGGGGACAGGTTCGTCCTCACCGACATCAAGATGCCTGACGAATACATCGAGTATGCGTCACAGAGGCTACTCAGCAGGGCGAAGGAAGTGCTTGACGAACTGTCACATCCGATCGCGGTGCTGACGCCTTCGATGGACGCTAAGTTCATAAAGGAGAACGCCCGCAGCTTCATAGAGGGACAATTCCTCAGTTTCGAGACCCCCCTGCTGTCGCAGGGGTATATGGCCTTGGGCTATTATTCTGACCTTATAGACACGCTCACCATCAACGAGAACGAGGCGAACATACCGACATACTCGCTGACGTTGAGGGAGAGGCCGAGGAAGTCCTTCAAGCTGCCGAGCGACAGCTCCGCGTCAAACACGGAGGATGTGGAGTCCGGTGATTCGTCAGGCTCCGGATCTTCCTCATCAGCCGCCAAGGGAGACAAAGGGGAAAAAGGCGATGACGGAGTGGGGATCAAGTCTGTCACCCAGACCACCACCTCAACGGCGGACAGCGGGGAGAATGTGGTTACCGTGAAGTTAACGGACGGGTCGTCCAGCCAGTTCAAGGTCCGCAACGGAGGCAAGGGGTCTCCGGGAAAGGACGGGGACACTCCTTATGTCGGGGCGAACGGTAACTGGTGGATAAGTGGCGTTGACACGGGCATCAAGGCCCAAGGTCAGCCGGGCGGGAATGGAGCCCCCGGGGCAGCCGCGGGGTTCGGATCAATTACAGCGACCGCCGTGGCGGTACCGTATGGAACCGTCCCATCGGTGGATGTCACGACCTCAGGCCCGGACACGGAAAAGAACATCTCGTTCGCTTTCAAGATACCGAGAGGCGCGAGCGGAGGCGGCTCCGCCGAGGTCATGACGTATCCTGAGTACCTCGGAATGACGGGAAAGGACGAAAACACTCTTTACGCTGTGACGTACAAAGGCAGGTGCGACCTCTTTCTGGGAGAGGTAAGGATAACGAACAACATCACTGAAATCCTGCCGACGGGTATTGAGATAAGCGGCCTGTCCAGCGTGGCCGACATAGATAACACGGCGCAATACAGTGTCGGGTACATTCCTTCGGGCACGACAGAGACGGGAGTGACATGGGAGATAGCTTCAGGCGGATCATACGCTTCGATAGACCAGACAGGGCTGCTGACGGTCAAGAGCGGAGCAAAAGAGTCCACGGTGGCGATAAGGGCGACCAGTCTGGTCAACCCGAACGCGACGGCTCTGAAGGTCATCAGGGTGACATATATGGTGTTGACCTACCTGCGTGTCAGCCCGACAACGGTGAACGCCCCAGCCGACAAGACGCAGTTCACGAATGCGGACGGAACGCTGACGATAAAGGCGAACCAGTCGTGGACGGCCGAAGTGACGAGCGGTGACGAATGGCTGGACATCGACGCGGTTAACGGCACCGGAGACGGGACGAACGGAATCATGCTTCTGGAGCCCAACACCGGATCGGAGAGAACCGGGACCATCCTGTTCACGGGAGCGGACGGAAAGACGGCCACGGTCACGATCATACAGGCGGCAGCTGTGGCGGCTCCTTCGATAACGTTCCAGAACGACAGCAAGGAGGTGACGGCGGCAGCCGGAACGGTGACAAACATGTTCTCCACGACAGGCCTTACAGACCTGACGGTCACGGCCACCGGAGGGATGACAATAACTGTGGGGCCTTCCATCAGCGGATACCAGATCGGGTTCGCCTACGCCGCCAACACTGACAGCTCGGACAAGACAACAACGGTCACGCTCACTGGCACGAGGACGGACGGCAAGGGCACCTACTCGAAGTCGTTCACGGTTACACAGGCCGCGAGCACCGCAGGCACATATCTCCTGACGGTCAACGTGTCGCCTTCGGACGTGTCCGTGTTCGTGCAGATTGGGTCGGGAAGCCTCGCAACGTACACGGAACCCGTGAGGGTAGCCGCCGGGGTCATGGTCATAGTGGTCGCCATAAAGTCCGGATATGTGAGCAGGTCGGAGACCGTTACGATGGACTCCGACAAGACGCTCGACTGGACGCTGCAGGTCGCCCCGTCATGGACGCTCACCTCGCAGACCGTCGTTGACACAGGCGATGACATACAGTTCAGGATAACAGATGAAGAGAATGTCGGGTGGAGGGTCGAGTGCCCGTCATGGTGCTCCTTCGAGAACGGCACGACCTCGGGGACCGGAGCGGCGAGCATGCTGCTGTCCGTCGACGCGAACGACACGGGGGCGGAGAGGTCTGGATACGTGTACCTGTACGCGGCCGGAAGTTCGTCCATCATCAAGCTATGCAAGATAACGCAGGAGGGATAGGATTATGAATTGCATAAAGAAACTGCCTTGGTCGGCGGGCACTTACAAGGCCGACAAGAAATACTACCCGCAGGACCGTGTGTTCTGCGATGGGTCTGTGTTCGCGTCGCTCAGGGAACAGACGGGCAACAAGCCTGAGGTTACCGTCGGGGCTGACGGTTCGTACACCGTCACGGAGGGATGGATGCTTCTTGCTCCCGGCAATACCGAGTCCGGCTCCGGGGTGTCCGACTACAACCTTCTTGAGAACCGCCCGTCCGTCAACGGCCATGTGCTTGAGGGCGACCAGACGGCGGAGGAACTCGGACTCGTGGGATCAAGGTCGGTGTCGGCGGTGGTCGCCCTAACGTCAGTGGAGTACAACTCCCTGAAGGAGAAGGATCCGTCCACTCTGTACGTGATAACGGGAGGGTCCGGCGATGAGGATTGACGAGGCGGCGGACATCCGTCTGGGAGAGAGGGCGGTGTCGAGGGTCATGCTGGGCGAGGCCCAGGTGTGGCCGGTGTCGGAGAGGGCGCGGCTCGACGTGACGCCGGGAGTCATCTGGCTGCTGAGGGCGGCGGACTGGACGGACTTCGTGGACGTGCTGTCGAACGTGGAGTGGAGGGTCGGATAACTTTGAGAGAATTCATGTCAAACCAATAAAAACACATCAGATTATGGCAAAACCATCATGGCTAACAGTGGACCCGACGAGCGGCTCGGGTGACGGGACGATAACCAACACGGGGCTCGAGCACACCGGACGCGTGCTGCGCACCGGGACGGTGACGGTCACCGGAGACGGGGTGGCCGGGAGCAAGGCCTACACCGTCAACCAGGAGCCGAAGCCGGAGTTCGTGGAGCTCGACAACGGCGCGTCGATGAGCGTGTCCAAGAAGGGAGGCGCCGTCAAGATCACAGGAAAGTCCAACTCAAAGGCGCTGAGCTTCGCCTTCGTGGGCGAGGCTGGAGGCGCGGAGATGGCGGCCTCCTACACGGCGGCCGGAAAGTCCGCGGCCAACGGCTCCGAGATCGAGGGCGACCCGGGAGCGGCGGCCCAGTACAACTTCGAGGTCGAGGTGACCGTGCCGGAGAACACCACCGTGGACGCGGTGGCGAGGACGGTCAAGGTGTCCAACGGCGGGACCGTGGCCGCGCAGATCTTGCTGAACCAAACCGCAGGCGACGCGTTCCTCAATCTGGACAAGGAGACCATCACGCTGCCTTGGGAGGGCACGCCGGCACAGGTCGTCAACGTGGACTCCAACACATCATGGAACGTGTCCTAAGGGGACCGTCCCTTTCACTTGGGCCGGCGCGGCTGACCCCGCGCCCGTCCGCAATTTTTTAAGAACGGAACATCATGGCATTACCTGATTGGCTGAGAATATCCCCGGTGTCCGGAAAGGGCGCGGGAGCCGTCTCCGTCGAGGCTGACCCGAACGAGGGCTGCGACCGCTCGGCGGAGGTCACGGTGGCCGCCGCGGAAGGGCCGTCCGCCACGCTGACCGTCACGCAGGCCGGAAGGAGGGAGCCGTTCGCTGGCTCAGACATGGATTTTATCCTGTCGGACGGCGGGACGTTCAACGTACTGAAGACAAATCAAATGTAACTGAATATGGGATATAACAGCAAATATACGGGCGCCCAGGTGGAGGCGCTTCTTGACAGGGCTGGCGCGGCCATACAGAAGAGGGAGGTCGTCAAGACCATCCCGAGCACAATCGGCTACGGGACCTCATATGTGGCGGACACACCGTCCATCGAGCTGGCCGCCGATAAGTTCCACATCGTGGGAAGGTGTACGAGTCTGAGGCTAACACTACCAGCAGGTGGAGATATGGACGGGCAGGAGTATTGTTGCCAGTTCTATGTACCCAATCAAAACTACACGCTGACAGTTCCGGCATACGTGCGTTGGCAGAACGGCGAGGTTCCTACGTTTGAGGGTAACACTTGTTACCAGTTGGTCATCGTTAACAACTGTGCTACTATCGGTGTATTCAAGGCGGGATCATAACGGGAGGAAAGGATATGGGCTTGATGAGGAAATTAATGATGGGCTGCATACCAGGCAAGAGAATCCTTGTGAACACCACTGAGCCGCACCCTTCAATGGTGCTGATGAAAACACCCATCACGCTGACTGTCGGGGCGTCCTACTCCGTAAGCTGGGCGGGAACGATACCATCTTCCAACTACAACCCCTATTATCTATTCGAGATATTAGGAGGTTCCACCAATGACGGGATGTGTTATGCGAGAATTAGTAAATCGGGCGCAAAGAGGTATCTTACCATAGGACTTTTAAGCGTCTCGCTATATTCTACGACTGTGAGCGAGGGCGACAGCATCGCCTTGGAGCTGCGGTTCAAGGTCAACGCTGTATCGACCTCCAGTCCTTACTATACAATGGACGTGGAACTCTACGTGAACGGAACGCAAGAAGTTAGCGGAACGAAGCCCGGAGAAGTAAATGCAGGCGCTGGTCTGCGTTATTACGGTAACGCCGCCGGAACATTCATCATAAAAAAACTATCATAATATGGACACTCAATTCTACATCAAGGACAACATCATCAGGGAGCGCCACCGCATAGTCATTGTCAAGGACGGCCTCCAGACGGTCAACCCTACCGAGGAGATGGTGCTGGCGGACGGCTGGCAGCCGTACACGCCGCCGGAGCCGGAGGAACCGCAGCCGACCATCGACGACCAGCTGCGGGAGCTGCTGCTGGAACAGTACAACGGGCGCACCGACATCACAGATGAAGAGGCGCTGAAAAGGCCGCTGCTGGTGTATTCATGGGACACCTATGTCGGCAAGTCGCTGACTAAAGGACAGGTCGTGTCCTACGACGACAAGCTCTGGAGGGTTCGGCAGGCCGTGGCCACCGTGCTGGAGAACCAGCCGCCAAGCCTGGCCACCGCCGCGCTCTATGAGGTCATCGAGGTCGAGCCGGCAGGGACGCAGGACGACCCGATCCCGTACACGCCGCCGATGGAGATATTCAACGGCAAGTACTACACGCAGGGCGGCATCCTCTACAAGTGCACCAGGGACAGCGGGCAGGCGCTCACGCACGACCTGGCCGCGCTCGTGGGGCTGTATGTTGAATTAACAGACACAGGGGGTGGAGCATGACGGAAGGTTTCAACGCCCACATCCTCTCGGACGAGGCTTCCGCGGGGAGTGTCGTGGTCGGCACGGGCATATCGGCCACATTGTTGTTGTTTTTCCAGCAGTCGTTCGAGAAGATGCTACCATACCTCGTCATCGCCGCCGTAGTCATCCTGATCGACCTCGTGTTCGGCATCAGGGCCGCCCGGCGCAAGGGCGACCGGATCAGGATAAGCCGTGCGATACGCCGCACGATAGGAAAGGCGGTGGAGTACTTCTGCTGGGCGGTGCTGGCCTCCAGCCTCGCCGTGGCGACGGGCTACACCATCATCGAGACGGGGCTGATGCTCGTGGTCATCGGCGTGGAGCTGATAAGCATCGCGCAGAACTGGTACTTCTGGAAGTTCGGCCACAAGGCCGGGGTCAAGGTGGACGCGGCGAAGGTCATCGAGGCCGTGGTCGAGGCCAAGACCGGGGCGAACATCGAGGGGGCGATAACGATAAAAAAAACGGATGAGTCCGAAAACAAAGAGGAGGTCAAGGATGGCAAGGAAGATTAACTACATCATAGTGCACTGCACCGCCACACCGGAGGGCAGGTGGGTGACGAACGAGGAGATAACGAGGTGGCACAGGGCACGCGGGTTCCGCACCATCGGCTACCATTATGTCGTCTACCTTGACGGCACGGTCCACGCCGGAAGGCCGGAGAACGAGGTCGGGGCGCACTGCCAGGGGCGCAACGCGGACAGCATAGGCGTGTGCTACGTGGGAGGTCTCGACAAGTCCGGCAAGGCCAAGGACACGAGGACGCTCGCGCAGAGGGAGGCTCTCACGAAACTCCTGAAGGATCTGAAGGCGAGGTACCCGAACGCGGAGATAAGAGGCCACAGGGATTTCGCCAGGAAGGCGTGCCCGTGCTTCGACGCCACAAGTGAGTACAAGGCTCTGTAAGTTGTCGGTTTTTTAACAATTAAAAATATTGACGGATTATGAGAGATTTATTAAGGAAAGCGGCCTACGTTCTTCTGTGAGTGTGGCAGCTGCCGCAGAATGTCGCGGGAATCATCGTCCAGAAGCATTACGAGCGGAAGGCGGACAAGACCGGCGCGGAATGGTTCTATTTTCCCAGACATGGCATCCCGTACCTCCGCACGGACTCGCTCGCCAGCGGCAAGGCGGTGGCGCTGGGAGAATATGTCGTGGTAAACTGGTTCGCAAGCGATGACACTGTGGATCACGAGTTCGGCCACGTCAGGCAGTCGAGGATGCTCGGGCCGCTCTATCTTCCGCTCATAGGCTTGCAGTCACTCTGTCACGCAGCCGTCCACTACGACCTTTGCGGGAAGAAAAAGTACAAGCCTTACACCCACTTTTGGACGGAGCGGTGGGCCGACAGGCTCGGAGGCGTGAGGCGGTGAGGATATGATTATGACCATTTTCGTGGTGTCGCGAAAATGGTCAAAAAGCGAAGACATTTAATCAACACATTTTTATTTATTTTATTATGGATTTTGGAAAAGCTATCGAGGCCCTGAAGCAGGGCAAGAGAGTTGCCCGAAAGGGCTGGAACGGAAAAGGAATGTTTTTATGGCTCAAACCAGAGGCTGTCGTCAAGGCGGAGTGGTGCAAGGATCCTCTCCTTAAAAGCCTTGCCGAAGGCAACGGAGGAGAGATTCCCGCGCTTGGCACCGTCTGCATGTTCACGCATGATTCGACGGGAAGGAAGGCTGTGCTGACAGGATGGCTTGCGTCGCAGTCGGATATCCTTCTGGAGGACTGGGAGATCCTTGACTGACGGATCATGGCCGCGCCCCGGCCATAATCGGGGCGGTTGTTACTCTTGGTTTTAATTTTTTTGTTCATTCAGTCCTCCCCGCCGGGAGGCGCGGGGGACTCTTTGATAGAAATTAATGACAACAACCGAAAACAACCGAAAACAACCGAAAACAACCTTGTTGTTCGTGGCCGCGCTGCTGCTCGCCCTGGGACTCGGCTTCCTCGGCGGAAGGCGGAGCGTCACGCGCCCTCTTCTGGAGCGTGTGGACACATTGGTCATCCGCGACACGTTCGTTGACTATAGGCCGGCTCCGCTCTCCGTCACCCCTCTGAGGGTGGAGACCGTCCGACTCCCGTTGTCCGGACTGGCTTTCGCGAGGTTCGCCGACGATATCACATCGGTAGGCGACACGGTTTTCCTGCAAATCCGCGACACCGTCGAGGTCGAGGTGCCGATAATAACGAGCCGCTACAAGGGCGACAACTATGACATAGGTGTCAGCGGTTTCCGCGTCGAGCTGGAGTATGTCAAGGTTTATCCAGAGACCAAGATAATCACAAAAGGCTATGCCATGGAGACCAAACGCTGGGGCTTCGGCGTGGCTGTCGGGCCGTCCGTCCTCGTCGCGCCTTCCGGCAAAGTCAACGCCGGACTCGGCGTGACCGGAGGGTTCTATCTCCGGCTTTAGCGGGCGCTTCTCCGCACGCTCTTTGAAATATTGGAATCGCCGAATTTTATTTGCATATATCACAAATTCGTGCTATATTTGCATCATTAATAGATGACGTACAGAATGCGTTGGAACGAATTTAGAAAATTCGCTGAGGCGAGTGGTTGGGTTTTAGCTCGACATGGGAGAGAACACGACATCTACAGACACCCTGAGATAAGGGAACTGATTCAAATCGAGAGGCACTGGAGCAAGGAAATAAAGCCCGGTCTCCTCAAGAGGTTGCTGAAACAGGTAAGGGGCGAATAGCCCTTTGCCTTTTCAGAACCACTGACAACATTTTTATTAAAGTAAT